CAAGTGGTAAGAAATCTGCCGCTAAAAAGAAATTCAAAGAAGACCTTAAGAAGTCTAAAGAAGAAGTCAAGGCTATTAAAGTCAAGACTCAAAAAGTAGAAGCTGAAAAGAAAGTAACAAAAGAAAAACTTTCACTAGAGAAAGCTAAAACAAAAAAAGTAAAATCAAAAAGGAAGTCTACAAAGAAAGCCAAAGCTACTGCAAAGAATTTTAAGGCTAAGTATAAGTCTAAGAAAAAATGAGATATATATTAGCTTTATTCATAGGTATATGGTCATTGAACATGTCGGCTCAAGATACAACCAAAGTACCTCAGGCTGAATTAGATGCTATAATTGAGGCTATGGATATTTTAGTAGAACAAGATTCTATAAACAACTTGCTAATTCTCCAGCTGGAATCAGAAGTGAGATTGTTTGAAACTATTATTAAGCAAGACAGCTTGGTTCTAAACTATAATAAAGAGGAAATAGCTCTGTTGGAAAGTCAAATTCAATTATATAGTGATAGACTTAAACATGTAGATAAGTGGTATGATAAAAGACCATTTGGCATCATAATAGGAGTTGCTGGAACCATTGGTCTTATTCATGTTATAGGGTATACTTTACCCGAGTAAGTATATATTTATATATAGGTTATGGCGAAGAAGACAATCAAACAAATCATTGCTGATGAGTATCAGTTATGTGCAAAGGATCCAATCCACTTTATGCGGAAGTACTGCTATATCCAGCATCCGACAAAAGGCAAGATTCTTTTCAATCTATTTGAGTTCCAAGAACGATCCTTAGTAGCATTAAAAGAAAATGATTATAATATCATTCTCAAATCCCGCCAATTAGGTATCTCAACCCTCACTGCCGGATATGCTTTATGGTCTATGACCTTCAATCATGATTTCAATACATTAGTTATTGCAACAAAGCAAGAGGTAGCAAAGAACTTGGTAACCAAAGTTAGGGTAATGCACCACTACCTTCCTTCATGGTTAAAAAATATAGCATCTGAAGATAACAAGCTATCATTGAGATTTGAAAATGGTTCTCAAATAAAGGCAATATCTTCAGGAGGCGATGCCGGTAGATCTGAAGCCCTATCTTTATTGGTAATAGACGAAGCTGCATTTATTGATAGAATAGATGAAATCTGGGCATCATCACAACAAACCCTAGCAACTGGTGGTAAGGCTATTGTACTTTCAACACCAAACGGAACAGGTAACTTTTTCCATAAGCAATGGGTGAAAGCAGAAACCGGGGAAAATAAATTTAACCCTATTAGGCTACACTGGTCGGTGCATCCAGAAAGACACCAGCTCTGGAGAAATGAGCAAGACGCACTTCTAGGTGTTAAACATGCTGCTCAGGAATGTGACTGCGACTTTATCACATCAGGAAATTCTGTTATCACCGGAGAACTCCTAGAGTGGTATAAAGAAAACATGGCTCTCCCTCCTATTGAAACTAGAGGAGTCGCAGAAGAATTTCAAATGTGGGAAAGACCCGATTATACTAAAAGCTATATTGTAGTAGCTGACGTAGCTCGTGGTGATGGAAGTGACTTCTCAACATTTCATATCATGGACGTAGAGTCAGTCACCCAGGTGGCAGAATATAAAGGCCAAATCAGTACTAAAGAATTTGGCAATATGCTGGTTAATGTTGCTACTGAATATAATGAAGCTCTATTGATAATTGAGAATGATAATGTAGGATGGGCAGCAATACAGCCGGCAATTGATCGGGGATATAAGAATTTATATTACACTTATAAGCATGAAGGGGTATTTGATGCAGCAACCCAGTTATCTAAAGGGTATGACCTAAAGGATAAGGCCCAAATGACTCCCGGCTTCTCAACTACGTCTAGAACTAGACCACTCCTAATATCAAAACTTGATATTTATTTTAGAGAGAAAGCTTGCACGGTTAGATCTTCCAGACTACTGGAAGAATTATTCGTGTTTATATGGAATGGCTCTAGAGCAGAAGCCCAACGTGGGTATAATGATGATCTTGTAATGGCATTTGCCATCGGGTTATTTGTTAGAGATTCTGCATTAAAGCTTAGAAATGAAGGTATTGAATTAAATAGGAGTGCTATGGCTCATATAGGGAAAACTGGTTTCTACAGTAATTCCACAGGACCTGGCCCAAATACTTGGAAACAAAATATCGCCGGTAAAGATGAAGATCTTACCTGGCTACTATAAAAGGAATTCAAATGAACGACAAGTCATTTTTTGGTAGACTAAGAACCTTATTCTCCACCGCAACAATCATTCGTAAGTCCGGAAACGGTCTCAAGGTAGTAGACGTAAATAAAATCCAGGCAGGGTCTGACCTTGCTTCTAATAAGTTGGTCGATCGATTCAATAGATTATATCAATCTCAAAACCATGAAGGAAGAGGCCTCCAAAACAATTACCATGCTCTCAGAATGCAATTGTTTACCGACTATGAACTCATGGACGAAGATTCGATAATCTCATCAGCTTTAGATATCTATGCCGACGAATCAACATTAAAGAATGAGTATGGTTCTATTTTGAATATTAATAGTAAAAATTCAGAAGTAGAAAAGATATTGCATAACCTATTTTATGATGTGCTGAATATTGAATTCAATTTGTGGCCATGGGTAAGAAATATGTGTAAATATGGGGACTTCTATCTTAAGTTAGATATTACAGAAAAATACGGTGTGACAAATGTACATCCTATATCAACCTATGAAATGACCCGAATTGAAAATGAAGATCCTTTAAATCCTGAAGTAGTTAAGTTTGTTCACGATCCAACAATGGCAGGAGCTTCCCAGTATGGTGGAAGTGCTAGGAAGGATCAAGACGAGTCTGATAATTACGAGATAGCCCACTTTAGGTTATTGAGTGATGCTAATTTCATACCTTATGGCAAGTCTATGATAGAAGGAGCTCGTAAGAATTGGAAACAACTAACTCTTATGGAGGATGCAATGATGATTCATAGAATTATGAGAGCCCCTGAGAAAAGGGTGTTTAAAATAGATATTGGAAATATACCTCCTGCAGAAGTAGATGCATACATGAAGAAGGTTATTGATAGTATGAAGAAAACTCCATACGTTGATCCAAAGACTGGGCAATATAATTTAGAATTCAACATGCAGAACATGATGGAGGATTTCTTCCTACCAGTGAGGGGAGGACAATCTGGTACTGAGATTGATTCCCTATCTGGTATGGACTTCGGTGGCATAGATGATATTGAATATTTGAGGAATAGGATGTTTGCAGCATTGAAAATACCTAAAGCATTTTTAGGATATGATGAGAATCTAGGAGAGAAAGCAACACTAGCTGCCGAGGATGTTAGATTTGCAAGAACAATTGAAAGAGTTCAGAAAATAGTAATTTCAGAATTAACAAAAATAGCAATTGTACACTTGTACTCCCAGGGATATACAGATGCAGATTTAGTTGACTTTTCATTAGAATTGTCTAATCCATCAACAATTGCTGAACAGGAGAAACTAGAATTATGGTCTTCGAAGGTAGACCTAGCAGACTCTTTGAAAGATAATAAAATGCTATCTGAAAACTGGGTCTATGAAAATATATTTGGTCTGAATAACGATGATGCTGAAAAAGAACGTGATGGTGTGATTGAAGACGTGAAACAAGCGTTTAGAAAGTCTCAAATAGAGATGGAGGGCAACGACCCAGTACAATCTAAAGAATCATTAGGAACCCCTCATGCATTAGCGACTATTGATGCAGATGCAGCGGATGGTCCTCCTGCAGGCGGTCCTCCTAAAACCGATGAAGAATTCGGTGCAGAAGGTGGTCAACCTAAGAAAGCTCCTAAATATGGGTCATCACAAGCCTCCGCAAGAGGTCGAGATCCCTTAGGAAAAGAGACTCGATCTGTTAATAGAGAAAATTTTATCAAATCATTAGCAAATAAAAAACTGAAGCCATCTAAATCCAAGGATCTGCTCAGCGAAAATAATATAATGGATGATAACTCTTTATAAAATATATAGATATTTATTATTAATGCATCGTAACTCATTGAAGAATCAATATGAATAAAATAAAACACTCGAAATTTAAAAATACAGGCGTATTGTTTGAGTTACTGGTAAGACAGATAACGAACGACACTATAAGTGGGCTAGATAAGTCTCCTGCAGTGAATATTGTTAAGAAATTCTTCAGCGGACATTCTACATTAAAAAAGGAATTGAATTTCTATCAGATGCTTAAGACTGAGGCCATGTCTTCCGAGGCAAAAGCTAATAAGTTTGTAGATATTATTCTTACCGAGCATCGAAGCTTGAGCCCATCAAAGCTCAGATCTGAAAAATACAATTTAATCCGGGAAATAAAAGCCCATTATGATTTAGACCGGTTTTTTTCAACAAAAATATCTGACTACAAAGTCAATGCCTCGATATATAACTTATTCGAGATGAATTTTCTTAAAAAGAAATCTCCATTAGCAATAATGAATTCAAGAAATACCTTGGTCGAGCATATTTTCAATTCAAAAACTAAAGCTCGGAATACCAATAAGCTATTCGAGACTTACAAAACCGAACCAGAAGATGTAAGACTTTTGACCTATAATATTCTTCTTGAGAAGTTCAATACTAAATATAATGGATTAAATTCAGACCAGAAAGCTTTGTTGAAAAATTACATTAATAATGTTTCTAATACTGGAAAGCTAAAGGAGCACATCCAATCAGCTACTACTAAGATTGCAAAATCTTTAAGGTCTAATTTGCCTAAGGTTGGTGATAAAATAATCAAGGTAAAGCTTCAAGAGGTTATAGTCCAGCTATTAGCTATTAATGAATCCAAAACTATCAAGGATGCACAGGTGCTATCTATAATGAGAGCCCATGAATTAGCCAAGGAGTTACATGATGTCGTTAAATAGTAAACTAGAAGAACTAATCAAAGACATTATGAAAGAGACCAATGCCACTGGTGAGGGCGAAGCTTATGACACCCCATATGCATTTGGGGAACTCGATGATGAAGAGGTTGAAAAGAGTGGATATGAAAAAGTCGAAGAGTCTACATTCGTCAAAGCTTCGAAAATTATGTTAGGTGAAACATCATATCGTGCATACAAAAAAGACGAAACAGCTTCTCCAAAACAGAAAGTAAACAGAGCTATCAGAGAAATAAATGGTAAGCTTAAAGATATTGATCGCATCCTTAGTCATAATATAAAGCTTAAGACAGAAACTGGCGTAGACAAGGGAAAGTATTGGAAAAGTACTAGAAAGACATTGTATCGTATAGCGGAGAGAATGTCTGG